CGTTACTGCCGAAAGTTCAGTGTAGAGACTCCCCGCCGCAGGCGCGACACCAAGACCCGGTAACGGCATCAGATTACTCCTTTGACAGCGGCGATCGAATCAGGTAACTGTCCTATATGAACAAGAAACCCGCTCCTACTTTTCAGTGTCAGTTGTGCGGCGTAACGAAAGAACGCCGCTTGATGAAAACCAAAGACGGCAAGCATTCTGGCTACGACAGAGGCCAAAAGTTTTGCAGCAAGGAGTGCGGATGGAAAGGTCGCGCGTGGCGTCCCATCAACCCCGAAGGACACATGCATTCTTCCGGCTACATGCGAATGCATCTGCGCGGAGGCGGCAAAATACTGAAGCACCGCGACGTGATGTCGAAGCATCTCGATCGTCCGCTGACCGAATTCGAAAGCGTGCACCACAAGAACGGCGATCGCCTCGACAACGAACTTTCGAACCTCGAATTGTGGTCGCGATATCAACCTGCGGGACAACGCGTCGTCGACAAGGTGCAGTTCGCCATCGAGATACTGACCCTGTACCCCGAGTTCGCCAAAGCTGCTGGCTACGAACTGCGTCATATCAGCGACGAGCCCCCCGCAGTGACATGAGCGTTTCGTTCGCCATCCGGCCAACCACCGAGTCGGCGACCGAGCCCTCGCCCTTGCTGGCGATGAGATCGGCGATGGCCTTGTCGGTGCCCGGATCCGACGTGTCGGTGAAATTCCACTTGTCGCCGGTGATGCCGGACGGCGTCGCCGGAACCTGCGGCGGGTTGGCGCGCTCGAAGATGGCGACGGCATCGTCCACGTCGAGAAGACCCTTGGCCTCCATCAACTCGCGAACGGCCTTGACGCCCTCGTCGGTGTAGTGGTGCTGAGATTTGAGGCGGGCGAATGCCGATTCCTGCTTGTTGTTGATCGAAGCCAGGGTCTGCTCGCGCCGCTCGTCTTCGCGGTCCTTCTCGAACTTGGCGATGCGCTCGTTGACCGTCTTCTCCAGTTCCTTGACCGGCGCCAGTTGAGCGGCCTCCTGATCCAGGAGCGGGGTCGGCGCATTGGGATCGATCAGCTTCTGAGCCTGCTCGAGCAACCGGCGGGACTCGGGCTTGGCGACCATCTTGGCGGCAACGCCTCGCAACGCCACCATATTGTTGTACTCGGCCTCGTCGACCTCGATCTTCGCCATGACTTACTTGGTCCCGATCGAGGAGCCGGCGTTCGGCACATGGCTGATGCTCATCTTCGGCGACATCTGCTGCGCAGGAAGAATCGAGGTGCGGCCGCCAATCTCAATCTCCTTCATGGAGACGCGGACGATCTGCTCGTCGCTCTCGGGGATCGACTTGGCGGGGTTCTGAAAAATATTGACGCCCATGGTAGTGCTCCTTCAGTAGTCGTGCCCGCGGCGGGGACGCTCGATGTTGACGACGCTCATGTCCTTGTCCGGAATGTTCATCGCCGACTCGTAATTCTGATGCATCTGGACCCTGGTCTGCGCGGTGCGCACCACGTCGGGGCTGTTCGGTCCCGGCATCTCGACCTTGGTCTCGAAAATATTGGTCATGCTGCGGCTCCCGGTTGCGGCTGTCCGCCTCCGCCCTGCGCCATCTTCTGTCGCATCGCCTGGATAGCCTGCATCTGCTGGTTGCCCTGCGCCTGCTGGCGCTGCTGGGCCTCGATCGAATTCTTTTGCGCGGCCGGCGTCACCGACCCGGCGGGTACGAATTTTGCCAGCTTGCTCATGGCGTCCAAAAGAGCCTTGCCGGCATCGGAAGAGGCGCCCAGTTCGGGCAGCGCTGATTCCATCTGCTTGAGAATGACCCCCAGCTTCTGCATACCGGCAGCTTCGTAACCCTTGTTCGGTGTCGATCCAGTCGCCTGGGTCTGGCCGAAAGGGGGTTGCGCAGGCTGTCCGCCCGGTGCTGCAGGAGCTGGAGCAGGCATTACTTGCGGTGCTTCCGCTTGCCCTTGCGATTACGTTCGATCATTTTGTGATCTCCTAATCATCGCCCGCGTTCCGCTGGCTGGATGATGCAGTCGCTGCACCGGGGGACAACCTCGTTTGGAACTAGCGGGAAGGCCAGCGACGTAATTGACAAGGTTCCATAAGGTCTGTTAGAAGTTCATCGTCCTTGGAATTATTTAGAAATACTCATGGGAATTAGCCCTACACCGTCGCAACGACCGTGGTTCACCGCTAAAGAAGCGGCCGATTACATCGGCGTCACGCCGACCACGCTCTACTCCTACATCAAAATGCGAAAAAACCGGCCGCCCGTATTCAGGCTGGCCGGCAAGCCGAAAGGCGTGTGGAGATTCCCGCGCGAAGAATTCATCCAGTGGGCCAACGGCGCCACGAAACAGGGGTAAAAAATGTACAGCCTGACAATCCACTTCGGTCCGAACGCGATGGTGTGGAGCTTTTTGTTCAAGGAAAAAGACGAAGCTCACAAGCAATTCGACACCGCAATGATGTTACTGCGCGACAAGAAGCCTTTTGGAATCACCGATGATTTTGGACAGTACGGCTACATAACCGATATGAGCGGCATCCTGCTCGAAGACATGGACCTCGTCGAGGAAGCCCGCATCTACCGCAGCCTCGCCAACGCGCGCGGGGAAGTGAAAGCCCGCCAGCGCGCATCGACCGATCCGGTTATTCGCACCGCAGGGCAAGGGCCGTCGGTATTGCAGCCAAGGTTTAACGGATGATTTAGAGCCGTGTGGTCCACCACGCAGGCGAACCTGTGGACATCTGGCCCGACACTAATGCGGCTGACGATCTGCTGAAATGCAGTGAAACGCGAAAGCGTCCCGTGGAGAAGCCCCAGTCGGGGAATAACTGGCTTCCTAGGCCTGCACTTTTTATTTATGCCCCGAATGCGATCCGAGCATCTTCTCGATCGCCTTGTCCTTACCCTCGGGCGATAGCTGGCCCATCAGTTCCTTCTGCATCTTCTCGCCGGCTTCCTTGCGTTGCTTGAGAGATGCCTTGGCTGCTTCCTTGTCGGGCACCGCAGTGTGATCGATGATGAACTCGCCGTCGATGTCGCCCGCCTTGCGAAGCGCGAACAGGAGTTGCGTTGACTCATCCTGGAAGATCGGACTCGACGAGTGACTATCCACCGTCACCCGCCAATCCATCGGCAGATCGGTCAGCATGAACCCCGTGCCTTCCATGTCCTTCGGATCGGTCCAGTATTTGCGGTCCTCCTTGGCCTCCATCATCGTCATGGTGAGATCGGCGCAGGCCGCACACTGGCTCTCGACCAATAGCGCGCGATCGCGCAGCGTCGGCGAGGCCGTCTTCATCAGCGTCTCGGCGTGAGCGCCGGCACGAACGCCCGCCTCGCCCTTGCCCTGCATGATGTCGGGGAAGGAGCCGAGCGTGTTGATCTGCTCCTGCACGTATTTGATGATCGGCAGCAGTTCACTCGGAAATTTCGGCGTCAGATCCTCGGCCTTGCCGCCCATGCCGGTGTTCAAGAACCCTGCCAATCGGAACTGCGCGTAGGCCTCGTCGGTGATGGTGTTGTCGCCCGAGAACGCGATAATCTTGTCGATCTGCAGCCCGATCAACCGCTTCAGGTCGTCGCACAACGACGCCAGAAAGCCCTGCGGCTCCACGAGATCGATCAACTCGCTCCTGCCCCAGAACCAGTTCACCATCGGGTTGGGCTGGATCAGCCGATATGGCTGCGTGCACTCGATGCCAAGCAGATTCGACAGCTTAAACTTGGTAACGAGGATGTCGGGTTCGATAAACTGGATAGTCTGGTAGTCGTCCTCGCCCTTCACCCACAACTCGTGGAATTTAACCGTCGGAGCGCCATCGGTCGGACTGATAGTCGGATAGTTCGGATCGTTGCCCAACTGGACGATGCCGCCCGGCAGTGGGCGTGTCGACTGCTGCACCCCGGTGTTTAGTTGCGAGGTCGACAGCACCTGATGGAAGAAGCTGTCAGGTCCATTGCCGGTCGACTGGCCCATCGAGGCGTGCGCCATGATGCGCTGGTACAACTTCTCGGCATTTGGAAACCGCCAGATGCGCTGCCACACCTCGGGGCCGGTGAGCTGCGAGGTCTCGCAGATGGCTTCCTGGGTATCGATCTCGCTCTCGCTCTCGCGGTAGACCCCGAAATTCCACGGCATCACCAGTTTTTTCTCGTAAGAGATCCGCTCCTTGCCGGCCGAACCCTCGCTCTTGGGCCATTGCTTCAGGATAGCGGCGCCGTACTTCAAACCCTCGAACACGCCCTGTCCGAACAGGTGGCCCATGCCGGATCGCTCCCAATGCCGCGTCAAGTGCTTGGCGGCGACCTGACCCCGTTTTATTTCCTGCGGCATGTAGTCGTTGTCGAAGTCGCAGGCGAATTTAAGTTCGATCGGGGAAAAAAGATGCGAGGAGGTGCGCTCGAGATGCGCGTTCATCATGTTGATGAGCGCCTTGCTGCCGTCGGGACGGCCGGTCTCGGCGATCTGGTTGAGCAGGCGGTAGTAGGCAGCCCTGTTGCCGGAACTGACCCGACAGGTTTCGATCAACTCATTCGCGAATGGAATGAGTTCTTTCTCGCCTGTCGGTACCGGGATCATACAGGTGACCTGTAATTCGGGTTGTTGCTGATCTCAAGCGGCAGCGGAGCACTGCCGATCGGCGCCAACGCCCTCTGTACCCGATTGCGGGCGCGCAAGCCAGCGTGCGGAGCCTCGCCGGTGTGGGACTGCGCCGCGAAGTTCTGCGCCTCGGCGACGCCGAACCCGGTCGGCAACCCCTTGGCCTGCATCTCCGCCATCCGTTGGGTAACGGGGTTGTTGACCTCGACCGCGGAATACTCCGCATCCCGGCGGTCGTTGAGATTCGTGATCTTGAGCCCCGACATCTCGCTGACGGGCACGCCAGCCATCTCGGCGCCAAGCTGTGCCCGCACTTCTGAGCCGTCCATGATGTCGCGCGCCATCTTGTCGTTGTTCTTTGACTTCTGGCTCAAGAAGGCAGGCATCACAACGACGTTGTCATCGACCCGGTTGTTGATATCGCCGCCACACACGACGCAAAAATCTGGCCAGCCTTGACTGACGTCGTACTTGAACTTCTCCCGACACAGCGGGCACTTCAAAATAACCGCCATACTATCTCCGTCCGTACCGCCATGCATTCTTCATCGCCAATTGCTGCGCCTGCATTCTCGACTTGACCTTGGTGCCCATGAAGGCCGCCATCATGTTCTGATTGAACAACTGCGTCTGGTCAACCACGCTGCGGTGCTGCCGGACCTTCTCGGCTTCCCGAGTCCGCTTCTGCACGATCATGCCGCGCCGAATCCGGGTGTCCCAGTAGTGAGTCGCCAGTGCCGTCGCCATCACCCGGTCGTCGTGGGCGCCCGACCCCTCGCCCTCGATGGTGTCGCCCTCGCGGGCGATCGTCTGCATCTCCTCGATCAGCTCGTGGCTGCGGATGTGGAGGTGGCCGGTGCCGACAAAGCCGCGCAGCTCCTCCATGATCATGATCTTGGTCTGCAACTGCGTCTTGAAGTGCCAGACTCCGCTGCCGCCCGACAACGAGTCGGGCCGGGTGTAGAGATACTGCTTGACGTTGCGAAACAGGTTCCGAATGCCCTGCTCCTCCAGCGGCGCGTAGCCATTCTCGATCTGGAATTTAAGCGAGCGCAGTTCCTGCAGCACCGAGGCGCCGGGCCCGTTGATTTCCAGGATGTAGTGCACCTCGCTCAAAGGCTCGTTTCCGTACCACGCCATGACGCCGGCGAGAATGTGGGCGAGATGCCGCGGCACCACCAGCGGGTAGGCGTACTCGGCGACCTGATCAACACCGTCGGCATAGCAACGCAACACCTGGATCGCCGAGCGGTCGTTGTTCTCGTTCTCGCCGAACGCCGGGTCGCATCCAAGCACGTAGACCGCCTCGGGCTGCGGCGACTCCCACACCTTGAGTTCGATCATCCGGGTATTCTCGGCCTTGTAGACCTTCATATCCGAGAACTCGGCGCCGCCCATGAACATGTATGGCGTGAATTT